TGCTCTTCCGCGTGTTCCTCGTGACACGCACGACGAAGGACACGGGCGGCCGCGGGCGCCGCCTGGGCGCGTTCAAGCTGCTCGATGGCGCGCGCGCTCTACTCGCCGAGGCGCGCATCGATGGCGCGGCCGGCGAGGTCCAGCTGCAGCGCGAGTCGCGGGTGCTCGCCGAGCCGACCGTGCACATCTACGCGATCGACCTCCAGGTGCCCGGGCAGATCAACGTGGCGCAGTCGAAGGAGGAGCTCGCCGACTTCCTCCGGCTGGGCATGTCGATCAACCCGGCGGACGTTTCGCACATGTTCCAGGCGGACGGTTACACGCCGGCGGCTCCGCCGGCGAACGTGGGCGGGCTCACCGAGATCCCGCAGGGAGAGAGCTGATGGCCGAGAAGATCAAGATCCGCGCGTCGTCGCCGGGGCTCCTGGTGACGCGGCCGCTCCGGCGCGGCGCGGACGTGACGTACGACACGCCGGTCGTGGTCGAGGTCGACCCCGACGGCTACTGGCTCCAGCGCTGGCACTTCGGCGAGATCGAGATCCTCGACACGAGCGAGGCGCCGGAGGTGCAGCGCGCGATCGACTCGCGGAAGGCGACGGCGGCCGCGGCGGCCGCGGCGCACGCCGCGGCGCTCGCCGAGGCGGAGCGCACGAGCTCGAAGCGCCGCAAGACGGCGCCGGCGACGAAGGGGAAGGAGTAGGCCATGACTATCTCGATTCCGAACGTTCCTCTGTCCCAGAAGCGCCCGGACGTCCTCATCGACATCGACACGACGTCGGGCCTGCGCGGCGCGCCGAGCGGAGCGAAGAAGCTGCTCCTGATCGGCATGAAGCTGACGGCCGGCACGGCGACGGTGGAGACCCTCCTCGAGGTGTTCTCCATGACGGATGCGCGCACGCTCTTCGGCGAGGGCTCGCAGCTCGCGAACATGATCGCGGCCGCCTTCGCGACCAACCCGGGCGCGACGATGAAGGTGATGGCGATCGCCGAGCCGGCGGGCGCGGTGGCGACGGGCAACGTCGCCATCTCCGGAACGGCCACCGGCGCCGGCGCCGCGACGATCACGGTCGCCGGACGCAAGGTCACGATCCAGGTCGACAGCGGCGACAGCGCCGCGACGCTCGAGACGAAGTTCGTCACGCGCTTCGGCCAGGTGAAGGACCTGCCGGTCACGGCGGTCGGCGACGGCGGTCTCGATCGCGTGAACTTGTCGTCGCGGCACAAGGGGACCGAGGTGAACCAGATCGCGATCCTCGCGAGCACGAACGCCCCCGGCATCACGCTGACGCCGTCGGGCGGCTTCCTGACGGGCGGCACGGGGACCGAGGTCTACACGAACGCCTTCACGGTGGCGAAGTCGGACACTTTCGCGACGTACGTCATCGGAGCGAACGACACGACGGCGATCGCGGCGCTGAAGACGCAGCTCGAGAGCGAGAGCGATGCGCTGAACCAGAAGAACACGATGGGCTTCGTGGGCGGCTACACGAAGGCGACGGCGAAGGCGGACGCGGAGACGCAGGCCTCCACGACGAACTCGCCGAACATCGGCGTGGTGGCGTTCCGGCTGACGCCGTCGCTTCCGTCGGAGCTCGCGGCCGCGCTCGGCGCCGCCGAGGTGTTCGAGGAGGATCCGGCGCGCCCGTACAACGGCGTCATCCTGCGCGGGGTGTACATGCCGACCGCCGACCAGGTCTTCACGAACACGGAGCAGAACACGACGCTCGCGAAGGGCGTCACGCCGGTGATCGTGGAGAACGGCGACGCGAAGATCGTCCGGCTCGTGACGACGAAGACGACGACGTCGTCGGTGGAGGACTTCTTCCTGCTCGACTGGACGAAGCTCCGCCAGCTCTTCGGGGCGCGGGACGACATCCGCGCGACGTTCAAGATCAGCTACCCGCGCCACAAGCTGATGAACAACCCGCCGAGCGGGCTCACGCCGCCGCTGACCCTCACGCCCGCGATCGCGCGGTCGAAGGTGCTCGAGCGGCTGCGCGCGCGGGCGGATCTGGGCTGGCTGCAGAGCCCCGACCTCGTGAACCCGTCGACGGGGAAGACGTTCGCTTCGGAGATCGTCGCGGAGGTGGACGCTCCGAACGACCGTCTCAACGTGTCGTGGCCGGCGGTGCTGGTGCCGGGCGCCCACGTGATCGCGCACCTCGCGCGCGCCACCATCGTCTAGAGCCCGAGGAGAAGAGAACATGGCGCAGGAAGAAGCGGTTTCCAAGATCATGGTCGAGATCGACGGCGTGCGGCTGTCGGTCGAGTGCGACTCCGTCGAGATCACGTACGACCACCGCACGGAACCGATCGACACGATGACGGACAGCGGAGAATCGGAGCTCTACGCGGAGCCGCCGGCACGGTACGGCGTGAAGCTGAAGCACGTCATCCTGAAACAGAAGGGTGCCCAGGTGGACTTCCTGGCGCTGCAGGCGAAGCGCACGCAGTTCAACGTGGTCGCGGAGTACGTCGGCTGGCGCCGCGAGTCGATCACGAAGTGCCGGATCTCGACCATCACGAACCAGGCGGACACCGGCGGCAAGGCGATGGGCGACGTGCAGATCGTCGGCCTCGGCCGCAAGCTCGACTAGGCGCGACGTGCACCCGGCGCCGGTCGGCTTGCAGGAGCGCTCGTGTGCGGGCTGCAAGCAGCCCGGCGCGGAGCGGTTCGTCGTGGAGCTCGCGTTCGGCGTGCTCGTCGACGACGAGGTGACCGACCGGAGCATCGTGGGCTGCGACTTCACGGCGTGGCCCCTCTGCGCACGTGAGGACTGCCTCGAGTCGGTGGGACGCTTCGCCGCCGAGCTACGGCCGCGCATCGACGGCCGGCGGACGGGGGCCGCGATGGCGGCCGCCGACACCTGGCTCGCGACGGTGTCGGACGGGACGAAGATCGTTCGGGAGCTCGCGGTGGGAGGAGGCTGATGGAGTCCCTCGGGTTCGAGCCGACGATGCTGGAGGCGCTGCTGGCGCGCCAGCGTGCGGTCCGGCGCCTCCAGCTCCCCGGCGTCGCGATCGCGACGGGGGTGCGGCTGCTCTCGCGGATGGAGCTCCGCCAGTGCCGCCTCGCGGCGCTGCAGGCGATCGGCGAGGCGGGGCTCGGCGAGAGCGCGGAGGCGATCCGCGAGGAGATCGCCGACCACTGCCTCGCCCTCGCGTGGGTGCAGACCCGCGAGGACGGCCAGGCGGGGAAGCCCGTCGCCGGCGACGTGCAGGCGTTCCGCAAGGTCGACGAGGAGATCGTCAAGCTCATCGCCCGGGAGTACGACCTGCACGAGCAGGAGTCGAGCCTGCGCGGACTCGATGATGCGGCGTTCGAGGAGGTGTTCGAAGAGGTAAAAAAAAAGCCGGAACTGGCGCGGAGCCTCTCCGATGGGAGCTTGCTGAGGCGGCTCTGCGTTGGTTTGGCCGTCGCGCTGATGAGCTCAGCGACCTCGAGCTCCTCGAGCTCCGTGCGAGACGAGACGCGTACGACGAGCTCGTCCGGGACGACGGCGTGAGGCGGCTCAAGGTCGAACGCGCGAAGGGCCCGGCGGCGACGCGGGGACAGCGCTGGCGCGCGCTCTGGCGGCGCATCGTCGGGGCGGTGCTCGGATGAGCATCGAGACGCGCATCCGCGTCGGCGTCGACGGCGTCGAGCCGTTCACGCGCGCCTTCGGCCTGATGTCCGGCGCCGCGGGCAGCGCCGGCAAGAAGATCGGCGGGGCCTTCGGCGGCATGAACCGCGAGGCGGCAGCCTTCGAGAAGTCGTTGACCGCGGTGAAGCGGGGGATCGCGGCGATCGGCATCGGCAGCGCGATCAAGGCCGGCGCGAAGGACATCCTCGATGCGAGTGAGGCGCTCTCCGATCTCCAGGTCGCGGCCGGCCTGAGCGACAAAGAGATGCGGAAGATCGACGACAGCACCTTCGCGATTGCGAAGGAAGCGAAGGTTCTCCGCGACGAGGTGATCGAGGGCTTCACCGCGATCCAAGACTTCACGGGGGACCTCGGCTTCGCGAAGGACAACATGCTGCTCATCGCGAAGGCGGCGAAGGCGTCCGGCACGCCCGTGAAGGAGATGGCCTTCATCGCGGCCGACCTGAAGGACAAGTACGGCGCGTCGGGTAAGGCGCTCGAGGAGATGCTGGGCACGCTGATCCTGCAGGGGAAGATCGGGTCGGTGCCGTTCAAGACGATGGCGAGGGAGATGTCGTCGCTCACGGCGCTCACCGTCTCGTACGGCTACAAGGGCCCCAGCGCGCTCGCGAAGATCAACGCCGCCTTCCAGGCGGTGAAGACGGGCGTCGGCTCCGCCGCCGAGGCGACCACGACGCTCGAGGCGTTCATGCGCGACGTCACGAACCCCGAGACGGAGAAGAAGCTGAAGCGCCTGAAGGTGAACGTCTTCGACAAGGGCGCCGACGGGAGGAAGGTGTTGCGCGACATCGACGCGCTCATGCTCGACATCGCGCGGGCGACCGGCGGCGACAAGGTGAAGCTGGTGAAGGCCGGCTTCACCGCCGAAGGCTCGCGCGCGTTCGGCGGACTCGCGAAGGCCGGCGGCATCGACAAGTTCAAGGAGATGCTGAAGGCGCACGACGAGGGGAAGACGATCACCGACGACTTCGCCACGAAGACGACGGGCGCGTACGGGAAGATCGGCGCGGCCCTCACCGACCTGAAGAACCTCGGCGCCGAGATCAACGAGAAGATGATGCGCGGCGCGATCGAGGAGCTCGCCGACCTGGAGCCGCGCGCGCGAGGCACCATCGAGCGGCTGCGGGCGAAGCTCGAGGGTACCTTCGGCGCGGGGTCGATGGCTGGCATCGTCGGCGCGTACGGCCTCGGAGAGTCCTTGAAGACGGTCGGAAGCGTCTTCGGAAAGACGATGCCCGGGCTCGAGGGCGTCGGCACGGGCGCCCAGCACGTCATCGTGGACAACTGGCCGGAGTCGATGGGCGGCGGCGGAGGGGGCGGCGGCGCGGCGGGCGGGACGCCGGCGGCCGCCGGCGAAGGCGAAGGCGCCGCGGGCGGCGCGCTCAACATGGCCGGGAAGCTCGGCGTGATCGGCTCCTACATCACGACCGGGATCAAGGCCGTGGGCGGAGCGTACTTCGCGGGCAAGGCCTACGAGAGCGTGGCAGAGGAGGCGGGTGGCTCTGCGGTGGAGGCCGCTAGCCGCTCGAAGAAGTCCGTCGCGAAGGCCGATCGTCTGCGCGCGCTCGTCGCGTCCGGAAAGCTCTCGAAGTCGGCAGCCCGGAGCGTCTACGCAGCGCACCTGCGCACCGAGGCGCGTGATGAGGTGCCTTGGTGGGCCGGCATCGGCGGCGAGATGGAGGTGCGCAAGGCATCCTCGGGTCGCGCCTTCGACGCCTTCGCAGGCGTGAAGCGCCCGGGTGCCAGCGACGTCGGCGACGGCACGAGCGGGCTCGCGGCGGCCCTCAGCAAGATGGGGTTCACGCTCGTCGTGAACACGGGCGACGGGAAGACGACGGCGACGGTGGCCGTCGCCGGCGCCGGCGCCGGAACGCGCAGCATTCCGGCGATGGATCGGCGGAGGCCCTGATGGCGCACCCGTTCGCCGATCTGCACCCCGTCACGTTCAAGGGCCACGGCTTTGCAATCGAAGGCCTGGACGAGGCGAACGAGCACGCGCTGAAGGTCTGGGAGTACTCCGACCGGCCAGGTGGAGCGGTAGAGGATGGCGCGCGCCGCCCGGTGCGGGTGACCGTGAACGCCGTCTTCGCCGGCGAAGGCTTCCTCGAGGCGCTGAAGAACTTCCGCACCCTGCTCGAGGAGACGGGCAGCGGCGAGTTCGTGCATCCGCTGTACGGGCTCTCGCTGAACGCGGCGGTGCAGAGGTTCGACGTGCACGTGAGCGCGCGCGACGGATACGCGACGGTCGCTATCGAGTTCATCGAGGACTCGCTGGACGAGACCACCTTCTGGGGCCTGGCCGTGTCGGGCCCGGCGGCCGCCGCGGCCGCGCTCACGCAGACGATGGCTGACCTCGAGACGCAGAGCCAGACGATCCTGGGGACGGCGAGCCAGTCGACCGGCGCGATCGCGACGTTCCGGGACTACATGACAGGCGCGCTCTCGGCGCTCGAGGAGACGATCGACACGGACATCGAGGCCCGCCTGGGCGTGGCGTTGGCGGCGGCCGCCGCCGAGGCGAAGACGCTCGGGACGAGGACGGCGGAGGTGGCGCCCGTGCTCGAGCTCGTGCACCTGATGGCGTTCCAGGCGACGGAGCTCGCGAACATCGCGCGCTCCTCGAAGCCGCCGGTGCGCGAGTTCGAGATCCGGGGGGCGATGAGCGTGCACGAGCTCGCGGTGCAGCTCTACGGCGACGCGAGCCGCGCGGCCGAGCTCGAGAAGCTCAACCAGTTCGCGAACCCCCTCTTCCTCGCCGCCGGCGACGTCGTGAGGGTCTATGCGCGCTGAGCGGGCGACCATCCGCGTCGGCGGCCGCGAGCTCGCGGACTGGGTGTCGTACGACGTCGACTCGAACATCGTCGAGCCGGCCGACTCGTACACCTTCTCGATCGGACCCGTGCGAAAGGGCATGGTCGACCTGGTGCCGCTCGCGGAGCCCTGCGAGATCCTGGTGTGTGACGTCGTCCAGTTGACCGGGTACATCGAGGGCGTCGACGTCTCGTTCGGGAAGGGCGAGTCCGAGATCGTCGTGCGCGGCCGCGACAAGGCGGGCCAGCTCCTGGACTGCGCGGCGCCGCTCCTCCACGAGGATCTCACGCTCTCCGCGGCCGCGGAAAAGCTCGGCGGGCCGTGGATCACGTCCTGGGCGGTGACGAACGACCTCAACCGCAAGAAGGTGCTGAAGCGCGCGCCGGGCTGGGGACGAGACCAGGCGAACATCGGCGGGCAGAACGTCGGCGAGCTCGTCACGACGAGCGTCGCGACGCCGGAGACGTTCCACGTGCAGGTCGCGCCGGGCGAGACGTGCTGGGAGGTCCTGGACCGCCTCGCGAGGAAGGACAAGAAGCTGCTCTGGATCGCGGCGGACGGCACCGGCGTGATCGCGAAGCCCCGCTACGACCAGCCGCCTTCGTACCGGCTGGTGCGCTATGCGTCGCCGGAGAAGCGCGGGGAGAACAACGTCGTCTCCGCCTCGATCAGCAGGTCGCTCGAGGGGCGCTTCTCCGAGGTCACCATTCGTGGCGGGCACGGAGACGAGGACGGCTCCGACGGCGGCGAGCGGATCAAGGTGACGGTGACGGATCCCGACCTGGACGCCGTGCTGCACCGTCCGACGTCGCTCGAAGACGGGAGCGTGAAGACGCGCGCGCGCGCCGAGGCGCTCGCGAACCGGACGATGCAGCTCGGCACGCTGCGCGGGCAGACGTACGAGTACACCGTCTTCGGGCACGGCCAGGGCGAGAAGCTCTGGACGATCGACACGACCGTGGAGGTGTTCGACGAGCTCGCCGAGATCGACCAGATCCTCTACGTCGCCGGCCGGCGCTTCACGAAGTCGAAGAACGAGGGCACGCAGACGGTGCTCACGCTGATCCCGAAGGGGGCGTTGCTCCCATGAAGGGCCGCGAGATCGACCTCATCGGCATCATCCAGCGGCGTGTCGAGCAGGCGGTGGGCCGCCTCATGCACGTCGTGCGGCGCGTGCAGGTGTCGTCCGTCTGGAGCGACTGGAAGGTGCAGGCGCTCGGCTTCGGCGCGACGTCGACGGAGGCCGGCGACGAGCAGTGGGACAAGGCGGAGTTCTTCCAGCACGGCGGATTCGCGTCACGGCCGAAGAACGGGGACCAGGCGATCCTCGTGTGCGTCGGCGGCCGCGCGGGGCACCCCGTCGTGATCGCGACGCGCGGACCGCGCCCCGACCTGAACGAAGGCGACGCGGCGCTCTTCAACTACGCGCTGAACGCGCTCGTGAAGGCACTCGACGACGGCAACATCGAGATCCAGGTCGACGGCACGAAGACGGTGAAGGTGCGCACCGGCGGCGCTGCGCCGACGGTGAAGGTGGCGCTGAAGCCGGACGTGGAGCTCCACACGCATCCAGGCACGGGCGCGCTGATCGCGCCGCCGTTCGGCGGACCGGTGTCGGGGATGACCGGTCCCGCGAACCTGGGGACGTACACGATCAAGGGTGCGAAGGTGCTCGAGGCGGAGTCGGCCTGATGGGCAACTGCACGCTCGACACCGCCGTCGTGAACGTGAGCCCCGCGAGCTACGTGGGCACCTCGGAGTTCACCGTGCCGGTGACGATGAGCTCGTCGTACGCCACCGGCGGCGACACGTGCGACTTCACCGTGAGTCCCCTCCTGGCGACGGCGGTCTATCACGTCGCGATCGACGGAGTGAAGGGGATCTACAAGGTCGGCGCGATCAACTATCTCTCGGGCGGCAACGCAGGAAAGGCGAAGGTTCCGCTCATCGACACGACCACGGGCCTCGAGATCTCGGCGGGCACGGATCTCTCGGACAGCGGCGCGAAGGTCACCTTCCGGGCGCGGGTGCTCGCCGCCGTGAACACGGTCTGACATGTTCAGCCAGCGCATCGTACCTTCGACGAAGGACTATGTGATCGACTCCGTCGGCCGGATCGATCACGACGATGGGAGCCAGACGAGCGTGTACCTCGCACTCGCGACGCAGCTCGGCAGCGTGCCGGCCGCGCCGCTCTTCGGCTCGAAGCTCTTCCTCCTGCAGCGCGAGGCCTTTACGACGGTGGCGCCGCGCAATGCCGAGCGGTTCACGGTCGAAGCGCTGGCCGCTCTCGTGCGTGCAGGTCGCATCAGCGACGTGAGCGTCAGGGCCGATCGAGAGGAGAGCTCGGGCTTCCTCGGCGTGCTGCTCACGTACAAGGACCAGAGCGGCAAGCCGCAGCGCTACCCGTTCCGCGTTCCGGTGGGGAGCTAGCCGATGCCGGCCTACGTCACGAAGACGCTCGAGGAGCTGCGCCAGACACTGCTGCTCGCCTGGCGCAACGCGAATCCCACCCTCGACATCGCCGAGGGCTCGGACGCCTGGCTCAAGGCCGGAGCGTTCGCACTCGCGCTGCTCGGACCGTACGCGGCGAACACCGCGCTCGAGAAGGCGGCGTTCAGCGACACCGCGAAGGGCGCCTACCTCGTGCGGCACGCGGCGCCCTATGGCATCGTGCCGAAGCCGGCGGCCGGCGGCGCGGCGGCGCTGGGCCTGCGCGTGCGCGGCACGAACGGCTCCCCGTTCGGCTCGTTCCTCGAGCTGCGCTCCGCGAACGGAAAGAAGTTCCAGAACACCGCGGGTGGCAATATCCCGCCCGGGCTGTTCCTTGACGTTGGCGTCCAGGCGGTCGACGGGGGTCTCGACACGAACCTGCACGTTGGCGACAAGCTGAAGTTCAGCTCGCCGCCGGCGGGCATTCAGGCCGACGCGGACATCGTCGTGCAGCTGACCGGGGGAGCCGACGCGGAGAACGACGATCAGCTGCTCGTGCGGCTGAACCAGCGGAAGCGGAATCCCGTCGCCGGCGGCACGGCCGCGGACTACGAGAGCTGGGCGCTGGCCGTGCCCGGCGTCGCGACCGCGAAGTGCTTCCCGATCCGTCGCGGCCTCGGCACGGTGGATGTGTCCGTGCTCGTCGCGGGCAGCGGGGCGGCGCGCCTGCCGAGCGGCGCGCTGCAGGCCGCTGTGGCGCAGGCGATCGATCTGCTCAGGCCGACGACGGTGGCCGACTTCCAGGTGGTGTCGGCGTCGCTCGCGACGAAGGACGTGTACATCCAGGTGAAGACGGCGGCCGGCTACGAGTTCGACTGGGACGCGACGGCGCCGACGACGGCCTCCGGCTGCACGAGCATCGTGATCAATGTCAACAGCACCGCCGTGCTCACGGCCGGGAAGCGGGTGCAGATCCTGGGCGAGCAGTCGACGATCCTCACCATCGACAGCGGCACGCAGTTTACCCTCACGGCGGCGCGAGTCGGCGGCGCGCCCGGCGCCGGCGTGGCCGTGCTGCCGGGAGGGCCGCTCGTTCTTCCCGTGCAGGCGGCGATCAAGGCGTACTTCGATTCGCTGCGCGAGAGCGAGACGCTCTACCGCTCCGAGATCAGCTACGCGGGGATGGGCGTGACCGGCGTGGTGGACAACACGCTCGTGCAGCCGGCCGCGAACTATTCGCCGCCGCCGCCCTCGTCGTCGGTGGAGCTCGTCGTCTACGGCAAGGTGGAGGTGGTGAAGCTCTAATGGCGACGCAAGCGGAATATCTGCGCCTGCTGCAGCTCTTCCTCGGGAAGGGCGCCTACTCGGACGCGGCGAGCTCGGTCATCGTCCACGAGCTCGACGGCCTGGCGAACGGTCTCGCGTCGGCCGACGCGAACGTCACGGGGCTCGAGCTGGAGCTCTTCCCCGAGACGCTGGACGTCTTCGCTGGGCGCGTGGAAGCAATCCTCGGCCTGCCCGTCGAGTCCTCTCTCACGCTCGCTCAGCGGCGCGATCGGATCATCACGCACCTGAACACCCACGGCTTCCGGCCGTCGGACCTGCGCGACTCGGTCGCGCGGATGATCACGTCCAAGAACCCCGAGGACATCACGATCATCGAGCGCGAGACGACGGACCAGAGCGTCGTGAACGACGCGCACAACATCTTCGAGTTCTTCGTCTTCGTCGACCCCGAGGTCGCGACGCCGACGGAGCCGATCACGCGCATCGACCTCGTGATCGATCGGCAGAAGCACGCGCACACGCGGGGGCAGTTCATCCAGAGCGCGAGCTTCCTGACGAACGACCCGAACTCGCTCACCGACCGCGACATCCTGGGAGGCTGAGGACATGCCCTACAGCGCACGCACCCACACCTACGCCGCGCTCGAGCAGATTCTCGCTGCGCAGTTGAACAGCATCCAGGACGGGATCATCACGGTGAGCGGCGAGGAGCAGGCTGCGGAGGCGGACCTTTACGTCGAGCACGACACGGCCGGCCTGCACAAGAAGGTGACGATCGGGACCGCGAACTCCGGGGTGTCGCTGGACATCCAGGCCAACAGCGGCGACGCGGAGGTGAAGAAGATCCGCGTGCGCTCGAGCGGCGGCGCCGAAGTCTTCAACGTCGACGAGGACGGCGACGTGGCGGTGCATGACGTCACGGCCACCGGGCAAGTAGACATCGACTCGCCGGCGACGAAGTTCGTGCAGGTGAAGCGCACGGCGAACGGCACCGACGTCGAGGACGTGATGCGCGTCGCGCGTCGTGGAACGGCTGTGTACCCAAGCCGCTTCAAGCAGACGGGGCACTTCTGGCGCAACCACAAGCACTTTCGGGAGGACTGGCAGCGGCTGCCGCCGGCGGCTGGCACCGAGACGATCGACAACTCCAACTGGAAGCTGACGTCGCCCAGCGGCACCACCGGCCTCTCCGACGCGGGCAGCAAGAACGGCGAGTGCACGTTCACGACGGGAGCGACGTCCGGCAACGTGGCCATCATCCGCGGCTGGTTCGACATGGACCTCGGCGCGGCGGCGGTGTCGGGCCTGCCCGCGGACGAGAACCTGCAGCGCGCGCTCTGGGTGCACCGCCTCGTCGATACGACGAACGTGCACCTTCAGCTCGGCTTCGGCGTCAGCGGTGGTGCGTGGCCGGACATCATGTTCGCGGGCTTCGAGGTGAAGCCGACGGGCGGGCTCGGGGGCATCACGAACTGGGTCGGATCCGTGCAGACGGCGGCCGCGACGTACACGCGCGTCGACACGGGCATCGCGGTCGACGCCAACCATCACGTCTTCGAGATGCTGCAGACCGCCGCGGGCAGCTTTCAGTTCGTCATCGACGGCGTGCTGCGGTGCACGGTCAACGCCACACCGAGCACGACGCTGCTGCGGAAGATGGTCGGGATCTCCTCGGGCTCGGCGGGCGCAAAGCAGATGCGGAACAAGCTGATCGAGTGGTCCAGCGGGCACCTCTTGTAGGCGAGGGGCCGGCGGGCTCCGAACGGTCAGCCAGGCGGAGGTTCGATGGCGTGGCGAGTGGACATGCTGGTGACGACGGAGGGCGACTGGATCGGGACCGTCGTCGACGACGGCGGTCAGCCGGTCGCGCGGATCGCCGTCCCCGAGCAGCTCGTGCGCTTCCTGGGAGCGGCGCGACAGGCGCGCCCAGGCGGGTCCACGCCAAGCTGGTCCTTCGACCTTCCCGCGAACCGCAAGCTGTCGCGAACCCTCCTGCGCTGGCCGGGCGGAACGAGCCTGCGGGACACCGCAGCCATCACGGACGAGGACTGAGGCATGGCGAGCAGGACGGTCTACCTCGATCCCCTCGCTGCGGTTCTCAGCAACGGCGCGCAGGCGAGCGCGTCGGGGATCACGATGCCCGGGCCCTTCGCCGTGGGGACACCGACGGTCTCGTCGGCCGCGGATCCCGGCTTCAACGTCGCCGCCGGCTGCGACATCGACCAGTTCGGCAATCTCTACGTGCAGGACGTGGGGAACTCGAAGATTCGGAAGTTCAGCGAAGCCGGCGCGCTGCTCGCCTCGTTCGCAGGGCCGGGCAGCATGTACGGCATCGCCGTCGATCAGGCGCTCTCGCGCGTCTACACGTCGCAGTACAACGGGACGCTCGTCCGCTGGTACGACTACGGGCTGAGCGGGCTGCAAGGCTCCTTCTCGGTGCCCCAGGAGCTCTACACCGGCCTGATGGTGCTGCCGAACGGCAACCTCCTGATCGCGTCGGACGGCGCTCCCTACACGTTGCGTGAATACACGAACGTCGGCGGCCTCGTCGCGACCTGGTACACGGGCACGGCCGGATATCACCCGGTGCGTCTGCGCCACGACGGCACATACGTCTACGTCTCCTTCACCAACAGCTTCGCTGCGTCGACGCGCGCGGTGCGCCGCTTCCGGATCTCCGACAAGGCCGATCTCGGTTCGCACATGCCGGGCACGATCACGGCCGTCGCCGGAACGCCGAACCTGCCTTGGACGTCGGGCTCGAAGATCGGCGACTACGTCTCGATGGTCGCCGGCGCCGTCGACGGGAAGCTGGTGTACTTCATGAACTCGTTCGAGACGGCCATGGGCGGATGGGAGGCCGATCCGACGACGGCGAACTTCGAGCGCGTGCTCGTGCAGCGCACCGGCGACGCGAGTGGGTTCGGCCCGCCCTACACGAGCTACCTGATGGACTCCGTCGTGTCCCCCAGCAAGGTGTGGGCGACAGACTACAACGGGCACTCGCTGCGCTGCTGGGAACGTCGGACGGCGACGGCGCAGTTCAACGACCTGGGCCAGCTGCTCGGCGCGAAGGCGGGTGCGGCGCTGCTGCGCGCGCACGTGAAGGGCTTCGACGCGCGCACGGTGAAGGTGCAGTTCCGGCAGAATCTTGGCGCATGGACGGATCTGCTGCCGAGCGACAACGCTGCGCTCGGGGTCCCGATGGCGAGCCAGCGGGTCGATTTGCTGGTGAGCCTCAACACGTGGCGAGGGTTCGCTTCGAGCGTGATCGGTCCACTCGACAAAACTGCGCCGCTGGCGTTGCCGGCGATCGAGTTCGACGAGCCAGGGCCGCCGGTCCTCTACGCGCCGCAACTCGCCGGCGCCGCCGAGCTCGTGACGGGGTGAAGCGATGCTGATCGACTGGCGCGCGCGGACGCTCCTCTCCGCTGGCAAGGATCCGTTGCACACGAACACGCGGATCAATCCTCAACTCGCCTTCTTCAAGGACTCGGCTGGCACGATCGTCCAGGCGCTCGCCGGCGCTCTCGTGGACTTCATCATCACCAAAAGCGCGCTCTCGACGTCGCAGATCTTGAAGCGGTTCCAGAAGACAGAAGGCGGCGCCGGCGACGCGAACGTCACGTTCGAGGGAACCACCGGAGGCGACAAGCTGACGGCCAGCGGCAGCACGGCCACATCGATTGCAGTAACGAACACGACGGGGATGGCGGCGGGAGAGCGTGTGCGGATCGGCATCACGAGACCGGAGCTCGAGGTGGTCGTCGCCCAGGTGATCGACGCCACGCATTTCGCGCCGCTCGTACCGGTCACGCCGCCGGCGACGGGCCTGACGGTCTACCGCGGCTATCGCGCGGCGATCTTGATCAACCCATCGGACGCCCTTCCAAGCGTCTTCGGAGGACAGATCTGGGTCTACGCCACATTGCCTACGCTCACGCGCCAGCTCTGGTTCAAGGGGCCGGTCGACGTACTACCGGCGCCGGCGTGATGATGCGACACCGCGGCCGCCGGGATGCTATCCTGTTGCGAGGAGAGAACGGATGACACTCATCGGCGTCGACAGGGCGGTTGCACGAGACGTGTTCGGAGAGCGGCGCGGGCGCACGATCTCGACGATGGTAGGGGACGGCGCCGATCGCGCCCTGCGGCTGCCGCACGGAGTCGGCAAGGACCTGTTCCACCTCCTCCTGCTCGTGGTTGGCGTCATCGCCGGCGTGGCGCTGCTCGCGAAACTACGCTGATTGGTGTAGGTTCAAAGGGCGTTTGCAACACTTCTAAGTGCCCGTAATTACGACTTCAACCCAGCACTGTAGATCCGGATACTTAGAGCGTTCCGACTGAGCAGTCGCGGAGCACTATTTTGCTCTTGCGGAGCATTTCATCTGCTCGTCTACAACCGATGTGGTTGCGCGACCGCCCTGGACCAGTCCGAGCCTGACGTTGCGCGAC